ATCTGTGTTGTTTGGTATTACTTACCCTGAACTATTTCTAGCATATCCAGTTACTACTTCACTCGCTGCCACTTGAGCAGGCCCTGGATTTCTTGTGATAAACACAGAATCTAGTAAGACGTTTCTAGCTGCTCCTGAGTTATGAAACACCCTAAATGTTAATACAGTCCCAGCGTTAAAAGTAAAAGCTACCGTGCCCTGTATAATCGAAGCAGATCCTTGCTGCTGAGTAGAGATAAAGTCAGCGGCAGCGATATCAGCAAAGAATGATCCACCTGTGTAAAGTCTAATTCTTAGAGCACTTGTGACTGCAGATCCCAAAGCAGCAAAAATAGCTCTTGCTGTAACAAGGTATACTCCAGTGGTGGGCACTGTGTATTGGCTAGCTGTAGCTGCTCCTGCAGTGTCTTGCAGTATGTTTAAGTTAGTGATTTGAGTGTCAGCGTTGTTAGGTATTGATACGTTAGCTGCAGATGCTAGTACAGCCTGTGTAATTCTATTATCTGCATCTTGAGAAAGAATAGTATTAGAGCTCCATCCTACGATGGGAAACTCAGCAAACCAAGTTAATGCATCTCCAGATGCATTAAACCATGAAGCATCTGGAGTAACACTTGATACAAAGTTACCGTTAGGTCCTCCTCCTGTCTTACTGATAAAAGCAAAATCAGTAACTGTAAAAGCATTAACTCCTACATCAAAACGATAAGCCCCTCCGTTATGTAATGAAGCATAACCTACAGATCTCTCAGAAAAGTTAGCTGTCTTTGTGCTGTCAATAGAAAATCCAGTAGGTAAACTTGCTCTCAACTCAGATGCAGTTAAAGATCCTCCAGTGCCCCAATACAAAGAGCCTCTAACCTGCATTGAGTCCCCGACTCTTCTCCATCTACCCTCTACTACTGATGATCCAAGCGTAGCGTTAATTATGTTAGGAGTATAAGACTGCCAATCCGTGATAATCGGACCGCTTGCCACTCGAGATCTGCTCATCTGAAAATTATCAAAGAGCATCGTCCATGTAGTAGTCAGCGTCTCGGATACGATAATCGCAAGTCTAATAGTCGTCGCAGTAGCTGAAGTCTGGAAAGATCCTGTACAAATACCTGGACCTTGAGACTGAGTGATACCACGAAAGCCACTAGGTTGCGTCCACGTTGAGCTAGCTACATCAAAGATCCAGATCTGAAAGGTCGAAGATGCTCCACCACTCGCATCAATAGTCCCTGCAGTGCGCTCAAAATCAAAAGCCCAGTTAAGGACCTTTGCTAGATCTCCCCGATTTAAAAGCATCGGATCACTTATCATCCCTTGACCGATGGAGTTAACAGCACTCGTCTTTTGTAACTGCAAAGAGGCAGTGTTAACGAGTGCATTAGTGGTCTGAGTAGTGAGCGTTAGTGCTGCTGCACCTGCACTAATCGTCGTCGGCACTCCACCCGAGAAAGTGGTATTAAAGAGAGAAAAGCGATAAGTGCCTTTCTGAGCATCTCCGTTATCAAAGTAATTTACTGCCGGATCAATAAAACTCATATTAAAACACCCAAGCGTTAGTGCCATCTGCTACTACATCAATAGCTTGGCCTCTGGTTAAGTAATACTCATTAGCATTATCAATCTGTCCACTTGATGTAATGATCCGTACAAAGTTAGCAGAGGAGTCGATCCTCTTAATCTTATATGTAAACTGCGTACCAGTAGGGACAGTTAAAGTGACGTTACCACTTGCTGCATTAACGATGTAGACAGTAGTCGCCACTGACAAAGACTGAGAGGTAGTGATAGTCGAGACAGAAGTGGAAGCACCTACATCCTGCCAGATAGTGCCATTGTAAAATCTAATTCTGTTAGTCGTCGTGTTGTAATAAGTAAAGCCATCTAGCGGAGTCGCTGGATCTGCAGCAAGTCTTGGTAATCGCAAAGATCTACCAGCTAATCCGACATACCCACGTAAGCCTGCAGTCGTGTCAGTACCTAACCACAAGTTACCACTCTCAGAAGCATCCCCTCGTGTTCTTACGACGAGATCCTTATATCCAAGAGCGAAAGCTGCAGCGATAGGTCCATTAACAACCATGGCATTAGTGCCACTTATTGCGTTAGATGCTTCTGCCTCTACTTTGTAAGCCTCTTCTCCAGTAGCTGCTAAGATCTTGTGATTAGCTGCAAGTAAGTTACCAGTAGAGCCGACAGCTAAGACTGATCTAAAGAAGCCCTGAGCCCATCGCTTAACACTGCTACCGATAAAGAAAGTGTTATCCGTCTGAGGCTCTAAGTTTTGATTTACGTTAGTAGGATTAGTGAGGTTAGAAAGAGATTGATTAGCTCCACCAGATCCTCCTCCTCCCATTACTACCCATCTAGACGAAGTCGAATCGAAGTAGCACCAGAAAGCTGTGCGAGCCACAAGAGTAAAGCTCTGCGAGCCTGGACATCTAAATCCGTTAGCTCCTGCGCTGTGAGTTACTGAAGCGTCATCGTTAGATGCGTTGTACACCACGAGAAACTGATTAGCAGTCCCTCCGGTAATCGCATCAATCTGAAAGATACCGTTATTAGTATATCTCAAGATCGTTTTAGCAGGAGCAGAGAAAGTGGCGATAGGCCCTGCAGTCGTTGAGTCAATAAACTCATCCCCTAAAAAACGAGACTGAGCTAACAAGTTACCGACGAAAGCCTTAGCTCCACCAAAGCTCTGCGAGCCTGAAGAGACTAGACCTCTTTGAGTCGCTGTCGCATCGGGGACATCGCCTGAAATATCCACAGATCCTAATACTGGAGTAGGCTCGATAGTCGGTAAGTTACCGAGTGTGTAAACCTTACGATAAAAGATATCAAAGTCAGTAGCAGGAGTGACGTTAAAAGCTGTCTCTACTCCACTGATTTTTACATAAGTGGAAAGAGTCCATACAAGAGATGCGAAAGTTAAACGTCCGTAGACCTTACGACCTGAGGAATCCTCTAACTGAGTGCCATCTTCTAAGTACATGATTACTTCGTTGAAAGGAGGAGTCGTGATAACTCCCTCTGTAACTGTGTCTCCACCTGGAGTCTCAGAAGTAAATAACGAAGTTACATTTAGAGAAGTGCCACTATAAGCAGGGACATTTACTGTCTGATAAGCAGCGCGAAAGTAATTTAAGTCAGATAATCCCTGTGCTGAGACAGGTCCACCTTGACCTGCACCTTGATGATTATGGCCTGTGAGATCATTAAAAGCCTGATCGAGCTTTTCAATAGCCTGCTTTAACGTGTCGTTATCTGCAATGCGCTCATTGCTCGCGTAATTAAGAGCTAAAGGATCTGCTTCCCCAGCAATACCCATAGTCTCAAAAGACTTGTTAGCTGCTCGCTGGATGTTAGCAATCGCAGGTCCTGAGTTTGGATTTGTAGTGTTCTGTAATGCTAAGACACCGATTGTAGAGCTGTCGCTTGTACGAGAGACGAAAGCTGAGTTAACTACCGATGCCTCTACGTCTTGATTATTAATTACAGACATTTATCATCTCCCCTAGACTACTCTAAAAACCAATGGACCGCTTGTAAAGTAATCTTGAAAGTTATCTTTCTCCAGAATATCAAAGCCAATCCCTGTGCTGGAGGCATTAGTACGCTCTAGCTGTAACACTTCAAAACCTGACACGATGTTTCTATCAGGCATAAACTCTACGACTTTCTTTTGAATACACCACTCTAAGAAAGCCACGAGATTATCATAGCCCTTAGTATCAGTCTCAATCCAAGAGTCAGTAGGCATTGGCTTATTAGTTACAAAATCAATAGCAAACTGTGTGAACTTACGAGAGCCGTATCTTACGACCTCAATACGTCCAGAGCCTGTCTCGTTAATAGTGGCATCGATAGCCTCTTGACGAGATGAGCTAGGCTTATATCCAGTTATGTAAAATTGTGGAGTGTAGACTAAGCCCACAGGACTATCTCCGGTGTAGCTATTAGCTCCTGTGAGATCCACAAGACCTGTAAATCCTAAAGCTCTTAGTGCTGAGTTACTAGAATTAGGACCAGTAGCCAGTAGTAAGCTATAGTTAGCAGTGGCAGAAATAGTACAAAGCCTAGTATTTCTATCAATCGTCACAGTATAGGCTTGACTGCCTGCAGCACTCATCTTCTGAGATACCTCTTGAGCAAGACTTGCGAGAAAGAAATGTCTAGCAAAGAGCTCTGCAGTGACTGCCAAGCCATCGTCAAAGTCGATATATATCTTAGAGTCTTGGATCTCAATACCATAATAAAACTTAGATCTAGAGTAAATCATACCGTTTGCTGCCTCAGGACTACGCCTTGCTTGTCGAAAGCATCATTGATGAGAGAAACGATGCGAGAGCCAGTATCCGCACTGTCTCCAATTACGTCTCCCTCGAAAGCTACATTAATTACAGTGTTAGGAGATCTTTCTAAGTCAGCAGTAGCAGTCTGAGTAACCTCATTAGTGGTAGCACCCACTCCAAGATCTGTACTGGATCCGGTAGTAGCAGCACTTGCAAGAGCTCCTCCACCTGCTGCTTTAAGCGCGCCCCCTAATGCCAAGAGAGCCACCCCTGCAGCAATCGCTAATCCTCCAGATAACAGACTGAAAGAAGCTCTTAACTGATCTATACCAATACCTATACTAATTAAGGTGTTTCCAAGGTTTATAGCTATGTCCCCAAGAATGTTTAAAATTGTCTTTCTAAAATCAGAAAATGCGCTGCTTCCATTTACTAAGCTTGCTCCAATCCTAGTAATGCTTGCCTCTAAAACTCTGGCAACTCCTGTCTGAAACTGAGTAGTAATAGCCTGAGAAGCTCTGAGACCGTTTTGTAACTCTTCGTTCTTAAGGTTTTCTGCTTTTACGATCTCTGCGTTAACTTGCTGGATAGCGAGAAGCTCTTTAGTCTTAGCTTCTGCAATTAAACGAGTTCTTTCCTCTGCGCTAAATCCTTGCTCATCAGAGAATTGCTTGTTAATCGCTGCTTGATCTATAAGAAACTGCTGCTCGATCTGTGATCTCTGAGCCTGTAGTAATGTAATACGCTCCGTAAGCCTCTCTTGATCATTTACGATCTGAGCATTAATAGCTAATTGAGTCTGTAGATTAGCCTGAGCTCCACTCTGTGCTGCTGCATTGTAAGCATCAAGAGCTTTAATCCTAGCCTCTTGAGTGGCAATTTCTTTACGAGCTTGAGCCTCGGCCTGCTCTCTAATTATGAGATCGGCCTGTGCAGCGTTCTGTGCTCTACGCTGCTCCTCTGCGAAAGCACCTTGTAGAGCAGTCAAGTTATCTAATTCTCTACCTAATCTTTGTAGTCTTGAAGCTGCCTCGTCTGCGTCCCTAACTCCAAGTCCTGTTAGTAAGTTTTGAGTCTGGAAAGGATTGGCCACTACCTGCTGCAGTAACTCAATTTCTTTTCTTAAAATCTCAATTCTAGCTGCTGTACCCTCTGCTCCACCCTGTCCTGCAGCTACTGCTAGATTAAAATCTCTTAAAGCAGATGAAATGTTGTTAGCAATTACCTGAAATGTAGATCCTAACAAATTTGATGCAATTCTAGATAGAGACTCAAAAGTCTCATTAGTCTGAACTCTAAGCCTCGTAATAGCATCGGTAGTAGGCTGAATGGATTGAGAAACATTTCCAAATCTTTCTTCTACGGTTCGTAATACTCCGTCTAATGCTACTGCTTGTCTTTGAGACTCTGTTAACTCATTAACACTAATTCCAAGACTATTAGCATAAGCTTTAGCTGCAGTATCAAGGTCTGTAAAAACACCTAACTGTTTAAGAGCTCTTGTGTTTCCATTGGCAATACCTTGAGATAGCTGATCAAAGACATCTTTTATGTCTCGTCCAGTGGCTAATGCTACTTGCCTTGAAGCGGATAACAACTCAGGAAGTCTCTGTGCATTAGATCCAAACTGAGCAATTCTAACAGATGCAATTTCTATAAGATCGCCGGTATCTACTAGGCCATCAGCAGCTTCTTCAAAAGAAGATCTTAACTGCTGCCCACTTAATCCTGCAGTTTGAGCTAGGTTATTAAACTGAGTCTCAAGTGCATTTACTCTTTCTCCAGCTAGTACAAAATTCAAAGCCGAGTTAATAGCCCTACCGACAGCCTGTACTGCTTGTTGGACGAGAAAGAAACCAGCAGCAATATCTGTTAGATTTCTAGGTGTTAACGACAATGATTTGTTAAGGTTCTGCTCTACATCTTTACCAGTAGCTTGAGCCTCTTTCTGAATGGTAGCAAAGCCACGCTTTACCGAGCCATCGTCTAGAACTATCTCAATCTGTACTTTGTTGTCTGCAGCCATGCTTAACCTATCCCTAGTAAAGCCTTTAACTCTTCATTAGTAACTACTCTGCCACTACTGCTAGCTTTCTTAGAACTAAACTTGTTAGCTAGCTTCTCAAGCCTAGACCATTCCTTTGACCTAGCTTGATCTTTCATGTTCGACCAGTCCTGTACTTTGTAAGCCTTTAAGGTCTCGATTGCTTCCAAGACCTCTATTGCTTCTAAGTACTGCTTAAATTCTAAGGAGCTTAAATTTCCGACGACCTCAGGCTCCCAAGCGTAGAACCTGCACAGTTTCGCTTTCGCTATACTGAGGTCGTCACTCCCTTTTTTGGGTTCATTACAAAAGTAATCAGGTCTAAGAAGTTATCAGAGTCGAGAGTCTTAGCCACTTGTTTAGGGAGACCTAACTGCTCAAAGAAATCCAAGTAAACACTCATGGCCTTTGCAGGTCCCTGTAGCTCTAGCTCCTGTACCAGATATTCATTCTCTGCAATAGAGGGGAGCCGTAGATCATACGACTCTCCACTTGGTACAGTAATCTTTAGCTTGTGTGCTTTAGCTTTCCACTCTGTCACAACCTACTCCTAGACTGAAAGTACCTTAGCTGCGTCACCAAAAACTAAGAAGTTAGCTTTAGGATCAAGTCCCTCAGAGAGGTACGCTGTCGCAGTTACAGGGAATACAGCTTCGTTCTCAGATGAGAAAGTAAGCTCTCCCAAGTTAAGGTAAGCGATAGGCATAGTTACATCCTCAGAAGGATCTGCATTAGCTACTTTACCAGTAGGTCTAAAGATTAGCTGAGTAGCTGCATCCTCTGTAGATGTGAAGATATTAGCAGAGCCAAGGCCGCCGATAACTTTCTGATCTGCATCATCTGTCTGATAAACAGAGCCGTTAAATTTCAGAAGTCTTTGTAATTGGCCAGATGATACGTCTTTCAAAGAAAACTCTGCACTCGCAGTGGCTCCTCTACGAACTTGAGCGATTACGAAAGATCCAAAGCGTGAGTCTGTAATATCGAGCAAGTCTTGCTCAATAGTGAGAGTGACATCTCCAGACAACGCACCGAGATTAACTTGTACGTATCCAGCTTTTTTAAGGAGGATTGAGAAACCAGTTTTAGAAGCAGATGCCAGTGCATCACGAGCGACGAAAGCAGGTCCTGCTAGTTCCAGAACTACCTCGATCTCGTTTCCACTTGCTACAGCAGAGTCAATAACGCTAGTCAGCGCAGCAAGAGCAGCAGCAGTCGCAGTCGCTACAGAAGCAGCACTTCCACCAGTCGTAACAGCTACCTCAACAAGAGTCGATCCAGGTACCACTGGAGCAATAGCCGCGCCGCCGCTTGTATTGTACCAAACGACATACTTAGCGTTAGTGTTAGCTGCGTGAAAAACCCAGTACTTACCATCGAGAGAGTTTGAGACATCTCCCTTAGTAGTAATACAGAAGCTTTGCTTAGTATCCTTACCAAGCAGAAGAGATCTAGCATCAAGCTTAAATCTTTGTGTGTTGCAAGACATTGTATTCCTCCATGAGTGTTATCGTTAATCTAAACAAATAAAAACCATACTTTCAAAAACAAAATCTAACCTAACTACGTTATCCTGTATCTCATCCTCAAAAGGTTCAATAGAAAAGCTCTGAAAGCGGACCTGCTTTAATCCAAAATCATCAGCAGCAGATAAGTTACAAAGCTTCTGAATGATCTTCTCCGCCTCTATTACTGCAGTATCTACAGCTAGCTCAGGCTCTCTAAATCCCTTAAAGAAGCATGAGAGATTAATCTCTTGAGTTACCTCTACATCAGTAGGATTAGTTTGATCCTCTGTGCAGGTACCGAAACGTAAGTGATAGGACTTATCAAGTAAGTTAGCAGGGATATTATCAGAAGGAAAAGCGTCTCTCCACTCTGTGTATCCAAGCTCCCCTAACTTCAATCTAAAATAAGGTTTAACGAGTGAGATGCTCATCGACGGTAAACCTCAAAGGATCTCATGTCCTGAGAGTCCTCTTCGTCTTGGACAGCATTGCCATTAAAGTCTGCTTGGATGCGACCACGAGACTGCGCTGCTCTTCTCATCTCACGATAAATATTACTCTTTAGTGCGAACACATCATCAGGCTTATTAGAGATACCTTGAAAGATAAGCTCGAGAGTCCAAAGTGCTGAGAGCTTTCTCAAGTCCTCAGTGTTAAATAGATCAGCTTTCTCGATACGAGTGCCATCTGATTTCCATACTCGCACTTCATCTAACCAGTCTAAGATTAGAGTCTGAGCTCTGCGGTGGACATCTTTGTAACTTGATCGGCCTTGAGGTATCCATTTAAGTACATCAGGCTCATAGCTAGTTAGATCTTTATCATCAGATAAAAGCTTATCGTCTGCTTCGTCGATAATGTTAATTGTCGTGGTAAAAGTAGTCTCGACCACTGTAGGGATCACACCTTGAGTAACCTTCAGGTTAATCGTCTTAACTCCTGAGGTAGTATAGATCCAGTCTAAGTACCACTCAGAAGCAGGGAGCGTAGGACCACTCACAGTAATGTAAGACTCTGCAGAGTCCGGCTGGATCTCCACCTTACTAATAGCGTCTGAGCCCTTGGGTGCATAAGACCTAACAGCACTGAGTCTCGTCTTATCGTTAACCTGTACTAGCTTTTCTAATTCAAAGACTCCAAAGACTGCCATTATTAGTACCCTCTTTTCTTAACATTCAAGCACATTCTATACAGATCTCGCAATCCAATTACGTCTGTGCTTTCTTTGAGTGGCTCTTGGTAAAAGGTATTTAGAAAGTTGGCGCATAACTCTGTGCAGATATCCGCTCTCTTTCCATTTACATAAGCCTTAGCTAGTGGCTTCACTAGCACCGGAAAGATGTTCTGAAACAAGATAACGATTAACTGTAGAAAGCTATAAGGCTTCTCGTGGATACGCTCTTGTAACCAGTAGATTACTCCCACAGGAGACACGTGATCAGGGATCTTTAATTCAAACTCTCTCACAGTCTTGTAAGTCTTAGTGTGAAAGTTTTTACTTACACGCCGAGATTTTGGCCACACACTCTCGAAGATGTATAGATAAAGATCTGTCTCGATCTCAATCCATGAGTGAGAAGCTGGAAAGCGGTCAAAGTACTTAATGATAGGCACCAAGATAGCATACCAAGCAGTATTATATCCAAAGCACACTCTCACTTTCACTTAGATCCTTTCTACATTCCAACTGCTGAAATCTTCAAATAACCAAGTGTTATTCCTGTTCCAGCGGTGGTAACGATGGCTCTTGCAAATCTCCATTGCTCATTTTGTACTTTTGCGTGTGCTGATCCAACAATAGTAGCTACTGTCGTGCCACTTGTATGCCAATTAATGTTATCATCACTAAACTGCACAGCAATCGTCGCCGCAGTCGTTTGTGCCGTTAACAAAACGTGCAAATTAAAATCCCGACACCCTTCCACATAAATAGAGCTAGATGTCGAGTTTAAGGTGTTAGGCACAATCGTTCTATCAATTAACTGATTTATTACTTGACCTGGATCAGACTTTTGAAGTCTTTGTATTGATCTAGTAAAAGAAGCTCCTGCACCCGCTACAGTCTGAACATATCTAAAACGATTACCTCGCGCTCTAAGTGTTGGAGACCTGTAAGCACCTATTGCCGTAATTCGCGGAAAGTCATAAACCTTCACCCAGTTTGTACCAGAATCATCAGACTCTTCGATTGATACATCTAAAGTAGGACCTGAGCTCCAGAGGTGGGAGTAAAAGCGGCGGTTGTGGTTGAAGTTGTTAACGCTGCTGAAGCAACATCTTGAACAACACCCGGAGCCCCTATGTTAGCACTTGTAATCGCACCCACAGTAGTTACAGCAGTCACAGTGCTTACAGTGCTTACAGTGGCAAGAGTTTGACCTGAAGCAATACCTATCGTTGGCTGATTTACCACGGCCGTAGGCATTGCAGCATTAAATGGTTGAGGTTTAATATTGTTGATAGAAACATTCTGCGTTGCGTAGTTTTCAAGGGAGACAAGGCCTACAGTAAAAGTTGTGCTCGAAGCTGGTGCAGCAGTACCATTAACACTTCTAATTTGAATAAAAAGCTCTGTCTCTTGAGCCGGAAGGCTTTGAACCCTTGAAGCTCTTACAGTAGTTTGAAGTGCTGCCGATGATGCCACAAGCTGATCTAAGAATGTCGCTACCCCATCCTCATTAGTGATAATACCCATGTGACCAGGAGATGCCGTTGTATTAATCGTCGCAGCAGTAACACCAGAATTCCATCCACGCCTTTGAGCATCGTAGTTAGCCGAAGTAGCAGTCGTTCCAGTGTAGACTACTTGATGATAGTTCCATCCAAATAGAGAAACTGTCCCAGACCCAGACGCAGGCCAACCTGCGACCGTAAAATTCACATTATTTCCAGATACAGATGCAATAGCATAACGTCCTGGCACAGCGGCAGCAACGCCAACAATATTCCCGACGTAGACCGATTGCCCGACATTTTGAGACGTAAATGGATTGTTAGGGATTGTGACTGTAATCGAAGTGGCAGAGTTGACAGTTAAAGCCAATCCATCGCCGATTACATCCACAAGCTCAACGAAAAAGTTATTATTTGCGATACGCTGAGAAAGAATTGCTGACCATTTAAAAACATAAGAATCAACAAAAGACCTATTGGATCTTAAAATAGTTTCAGAGTTAGCAGTAGTGCCGGAGGTTAATAAAAGATTTCCATTACTTAATCTGAGGTAATGGTCTGACTGGCATATACTCGTCACCCTGCAATGGAAGGCGAGTAGCATAAGTGTCGTAAAATATAGAAAGAACATCTCCGGCAGCGTGAGATGTAGTATCAAATTCTAGAGTTAAAACACCAGAACTAAAAGCAGTATATCCAAAACCTGCTTGTCCTTCGGCATAAACAGTTGTGTTTCTCGTGGCATTGACTACGGCCAAGAGATTTTTTAACTCAAATCCTGCATAGCCAGAAAAGTTTAGAGTACGAGAGGCTGGTGTAAATGTTGGAGAGAAGTTTAAAATTTGTTTTGCCATGTTTACCTATCCGTAAATAAGAGCGTTAATAATTGATTGTGCATTTGTTATTCCACCACCGCCGCCACTTGGAGTCTGAGCTACCCAAGCAGAACCGCTCCACGTTGGCACCTGACCGCTTGTAGCACCTGATTGCGTAAGGTCAGACAGAGCATGAGTGTGAGCAGTATTTGCCTTTCCGTTTAAAGCTGTCTGAGTCGAAGTTGAGATAGGCTTATTCAGATCGCTTACGTCGTCCACGTTACTCAATCCAACATCTGCTTTTACTAAAGTAACCACTCCAGTTTTACCAGCTACACTTTGCACTGGTGCTGCTGCCGATGCTCTCAAATTTGTAAAGTATAAGTTAGTCACTCCCTCAGGCACGGCGTCGGTTGTCCCTGGACTAGGACTTATTTCAACATAAGAAGAGCCGCTCCATCGATAAATTTTGCTATTAGATAAATCAACGTAAATCTTACCAGTCTCTCCAGTAACAGGAAACGCTGCAAGGTTAGCAAATTCTAATACGTCGTCAACATAACTTGGTAACTGTGCAGATGGCACCTTTCCGCTAACATCAAGAGTAGCAAGACCACTAGGCTGACCTTTTTGTAATGTTATTCTAGCATCAACTGATGAAGCAAAGTCTGAGATAGTAGATGCAGTCTGTGTGCCAGTATGATTATCTCTCAATGTGGCATCAATGTTTGGAACATTAGATAAACCAACATCTGCCTTAACTAAGCTAACTGCTCCGGTTTTTCCGGCTACGCTTTGAACTGGTGCCGCTGCCGATGCTTCTGATAATGTCGTGTATTGTGGATGTGGATCTAAAGCAGACTCATGTGCTGAAATCCCAGAGTTAACCCTTAAATCAGCAGCAGAGTCAAAATCTGAAATGGTAGATGCAGACTGAGTACCAGTGTGATTACTACGAGACAAGAGAAAGCTATCGCTTGAGTTAGCAGTGGCCCAATTATCAATGCCATCAAGTTTATTTTTATCTGCAGAACTCATAAAGCCTGCGTCTGCACCAGTAACTAAAGCGTGTTGAGATACTCCACCAGATCCGACATGTGAAGATGGAGCCTTTTCACTGTCTAATTCATTCAAAGCACCTTGGACGTTTCCTGAGGATATACTGCCAGATGGCACGTTAGCTATGTCTGCTGCAGTAATGCCTGCGCCTGCACCCTCTAAAATTAGAAAGTTACCATCGGAGTCTTTTCTTGTTTTTTTACTATTTGCAGAGTCAATAAACTCGAAAAACTCACCCACTGCAGGAGTAGGGACATCTGCCCTATCCATCTCAACAAATCCGTAAATACTCATATACCCTCCACAGTGCCTTTATTCCTAAGTATCCCATAATTTCTTAACACGCCTTTTACGAACATAACCTTATTCTCGTAAATAACTACTGTCTTTCCTTGAGGTATAACTTTCCAAAACGGCACCTGAGAAACATCGTCTTTTACTCCTCTAATAATGCCATTGTTGTACAAGACTCCCCTGTTAACAAGGGCAGATTTTAGTAGCATCTCTCTACCGCTACCAATCGTTACAACCTCACCCTCATTTATTTGATAAACAGAAAACTCTATTGATTTTTTATTTGTTAAATCAAGCCTACCAGTAAGAGCATTAAATTTGAATCCCATTAGAGCACCCTTACTGAAATCAATTCTTCTAAGGCTGAGCTTGCATAAGTAACTACGATAGATTTAATTATTGTGCCAGTCACTCCACCTTGACGATAGCGATAGGTCTCGACAGATCCAGAAACTTCTCTTGTGATTGTATCTGAGTTTACTGGAGGATCGAACGGACCTGCTGATGTCGTAAAAGAACCGACGACCTCTACAGCACTTTCACCAGGTCTTGTCTGAGACTCAACGAACTTGCTAAACTCTCTATCTCTAATATCGTTACTTTTCTGAGCCATTACTTAGCTCCTGATCTAACTTATCTACATTCTCTAAAGTAACTTCATCAAAGTACCAAGCGATCCAGTAACTTGCTGCAGCTTCTTTAACGTATTGTATATCAAAGTATTGATAATGCTTACCGTTCTGAGAGTTAGTCTTAAGCATTAAAAGGCGAAGTCCCTGCGGGGACCTCGCCTTAATAAAGTTAGGGATCATGCGACCACTAACTAAGCTCATGATTAAACGAAGATACCTACAGAAAGAGGAGTCTTGCCAGCAGGAGCAGACTTTTCTGCAATCTGCAATCCAGCAGAACCAAATTTCTGATCAACTGCTGTCAAAGTAGCAGTAGTGCCGTACTCAATTTTAGACTGCACAGCAACATTAGGTGCTTGCTGAAAAGCATAACCAATTGCTCCGCGCTCGGCTAAATACAGCTCACCATCGACAAGTCCATTATGCTCGACCACAGGAATTCCCATGATGCGTCCGACTTGGCCTGTCGCAATAGGATTAGATCCATAAAACTCAGAGGACTTAAATTCATTAAGACCCATGAGCACCTTTACTTGCTCAGGAGAAACGATGAAAGCAGCGTCTGAAATGTTAGCATCAGCTTTCTTAAGGTAAGTGACCATGTCTAACAACTGTGCGTAAGTTACAGGCACATTACCCAAATCAACTGATACAGATCTTAAATTAGCAATCAACGCAGAGTCGATTGCTCTTGCGTGTGCTGTAGCACCGCGCTGTAGCATCAAAGATTGTACTTCAACGCTAGACTCAAGCTCATCCATAGAGTCTACGATCCAAGATACATAGAATCTTTTGTCGATATTGATAATGTCTTTAGCTGCAGTAAGAGCCAATACGTCTCCATCAATACCAGTAGGACGATCCTGAACTGTGAAAGATGAGAAACGAGGTACCTGGATAGACTTCAATCCTTTACCTGCGAAAGCAGAGTAGTCTGTGAAGTAAGGCAAGAGTTTAGCTTGAAAGCGAAGCTCTTTCTGTACAAGCGACACGATCAAATCATTTTTTGTGTTTGCTAGCTGGGAATTCCCAGTGATGGTAATTGCCACGGTAATCTCTCCTTGATTAAAATGTTAGTCCGGCTTCATTACCAGACTTTTTTAAGTTGTTCTAAAATCTCCTCACGACTCATCTCTTTATTAGACTTGCCATTAGGCAGGCCTTGACCAAGAGCTACGTCCTTCGGAGCCTGAGCAGACTTAGTAAAATAAATTGGCTTATCCTTCTGCAGTTTAACCAAAGCCTCACGGACTTTAGTCTTATCAACTGAGAAAGAAAGATCCTCATCCGTTGAGGATTCCTCGATGTCGATCCCTGTCCAATCACCTACTTTAAGTAGATCATCCAAGACTGTGGGATGAGCACCAAGGGCTTGAGCCTCCTCCTTGACAGCTTGCGAAAAGGTCCGCTTTGCTGCAGCTTTAGCAATCTTCTGCTTAGTCTGCTTCTCTGCGTCAAGCTCTTGCTTGTACTTATCCGCTAGCTCTTTCCACTGACTTTGCTCTGAAAGCTTCTTCGTCTCTTCTGCTTTAAGCTTCTCAGCTAAAGCTCTCTGCTCCGATTTTGCTTTCTTAGCTTCTGCCAGCAGTCGCTCGTAAGCCTCTCTAGTTACTGTGTCTGATTTCTTTTGATCTTGCTCTAAGACGCTGTCTTTAGAGTCTGAGTGGTCGCTGACCTGCTCTTTTTGATCGTCCATAATATCTTGTCTCCTTTTAGTGTGATGAGTCAAGAGGCATCTGTGCCATCTGACTTGTGTATTCTCCTAATAGCGTTGCTCAGTAATATCCGAGCTCTGTTAGAGACCTGATCTCTAACTTTAAGAAAGTTACCTTTGAGTGCTAACAAGTGGTCTGCGATCTCTGAGTTATCTATAATCTCACCGACTTGATAGGTGCCTCCAGGTCCAGTCCTTTCGTGTCCTCTTACTTGAGTGGTAGATAATTTACCTTTGCGAGTGTGAGCTTTAACTCTCCAAGAGGTCTTGCGAGCAGCACGGTAAGGAAAGTGCTGTCCGATAAACTCCAGTGTTATCAATCGCTTTGCTTTGTTAACGAAAGCAGTAAATGAGTCGAGAAGCTGTCCACTCAGAGTAATGTTAGATCTGTTAGGTGCGTATGTTGGATGAGTAGAGTCTGCAGCAGCAATAGCTTTACGAGTCTTAATCCACTCAGGAGTATTAGGATCAAACTTACCTTTACGAGATTGAAAGACCACGTCCTTACGAACTAGCTCCCCGATCTCTGCTAGTACGTCTGTCTCTTTAAGAGCTCGGTCGATAGAGTCCTTAATATACTTCTCGGTATTCTTTAACGACTTGAGATTAACCGTCACTTTAACTCGAGCCATTACTCATCCTCAAAGTCGAACAGGTCTCTAGCATCTCTGATAAAGTCTAACACTCTCCCCTGCCTATCATTCACTCGAGCAGCAGTGGCTCCAGATCTTTTCAGTGACTCTAAGTCACCCTTGAAAGCAGGCAGGATATTCTTATTAAACTCTTTCTTAGATACTCCAAAGAAAACACGTTGATACTTCTTTAACGCATCCTGATTAGGATGCCCTGCAAAGCCTGAGATATGACCATAAGCACGAGGGATTACCTCTGAGTCTGTGAAGCCTATGGTAAATCTATCATCTCTTTCTTGCACCACGTCGATAGAGCCTACCATGTCTCCTGATAGCTCCATGTTAACGTCACCCTCGGACTTACCTGCTGCTTGAAAGTCTAACGAAGCAGCATAGGTCTTTGAGTAGGGACTTTTTAATTTTCTTTCGTTAAAGCCTTTACCCTCAGAGATACGACCTCTCATGTAATCAATGATGCTCTGCTGCATCTCTCGCATGAGAGTAGGATCATTAGAAACCTTAACACCTGTCCACTCCTCAAGATCTATCTCCTGAGTAATCGAGGTCTCAGAGGCTTTAATCTCCTTAGGGATTTCTGCCATTACTTATGTTTCCTCTTAGAGTGCACATACTTAATGAAAGTGATGAGGAGAGCATCCTCCTCTTGATCACGAGCTATTGACTCGTCCAAGTCCTTAGCTAAACACTTAGCCAAGGCATTGAGAGCTTCTCTTGCGTTGCCAGCGTTGAGGGATTTCTTTTTGCCCTCAATCTCTAGCATTAGCTTAATCATCTGATTTAATTCTTTTCTCATACCTGCTCCGATCTAACCATTGTGAGGATCTCTTTAGCTTTCTCAGGGGAGACGTTACGAGCTTTCTCGATCTTCTCTACTTCTGCCATTGCACCAAGCTCGACTAAGGTCTGGATGTTAGCGAGTCTCTCTGCTTCCGTCTGGATTAACTGAGGCTCTGCGTAAGTAACCATAACATCTGCATCCTCAGGTATCTGTCCGATATTGTACTCAAGTAAGTCAGTGCCCGAGTAAGTGTTGATGTAAGCTTTGATAACTTTAAAGAGCTCTTTCTCTGCTACCTTAAATACATCGTAGTCAGACTTCGATGGAGCAAAGCTCTCAATCATAGCGAGCAATCTCTCTAGTCCAGAGCTATACTGCACTGAGTTACCTTTTTGATTTACGAGTCTTGGATCAAGACCACGAGAGGTAAGAAAGCTAGAGAGCAGTGCCTCGATGTAAGAGATACTGCCTGTGATATCAGAGTTAGGGTTAGCGTAACTAAATGTAGGTGTAACCGGATTACCTGGATCTACAGGTAGTCTTAAGATGTATTGAGGTCCGATCTGCACAGACTGAGGCATAACAGACTCAGGAGCCGTGATGATAGCCATGCTAAAGCCCTGCATCCTAACTACAAAGCCTAAGTCTGAGTAAGCAGCGTTGAACTGAATAGTAAAATCAGTCAGCGCAGAGCCTCCTCTAATCCAATACTCAGAGTCTTTCATCTGAGCGATCTCGACCACAGGGATTACTCCCAAAGGATTAGTCGTGTCCTCTGTCAGGATATTACCATCAGCATCAGTTACAAAATTTTGTAACTCACTCCATAAAGCAAAACGATTAAGGCCTCCCTTGTAGTCGTCTCCCTCTCCAGTTAACTGATTAACTCCATCACGATAAGTCCTATCAAGTGTTCTACCTAGCTGCTCAGTTTCGTTCTGGTATGATGCGTTATATTGAAATTTATCAAAGCCACTAATTACATAAGCATCTGCTGCCTCTGGATCACTAGCCTTAGGTACTGCATCCACTTGATGTCTCATGAGAGCTTTTACTTTGAGCTTTCTGTTAGAGATCGTGACGTAAGCATGGATCTGGTTATTCTGAAGTTTATAGAGCTCGTTAAGCTTAAGCATCGCTGCATCCATACCGATATCACGGTAGAGCTTCTCGAGAGCCATTGATTGCTCTTCTGACACGTTAACAAATTCTCTCTTAGGTTTATCGACGTAAATTCTAGCCTCTTGCTTAACGATACGACGAGCTAGGTTAATCGATGAGATGAGAGGCATCTCCTGCACAGTCTTTTGATTAAAGAAAGACTCTAAGTACTTTCTAACAAAGGGGAGAAGTCTGTCCTGATAGATCTCAAACTGATTAAGCGAGAGACTTTTAGCCTCTTTGTTCTCAAGGCTATTGATCCCGTCCATGATGGACTCTCTCAGACTTGCGTTAGTGTAATCTCTTTCCTGCATCTTATCTCCCTTTCGAGCTTGTAATTACTGTCGTAGGTCTTTGAGTATCGTAGACAAGGCCGTAACCTAAAGCAGTACCAATGTGCTGATAGGCCTTACTATCGTCCTCTCTCGTAAAGTCTGCACCTTTCTTAAGCGCAGTCAACCTTAGAGCTTCGTCTACGGTCTTGCACTTCTTGTACAAGAAAAGTCTAGTTTCTCCGGCTTCGTTTAAGCAATAGCTATTTACTTTGTTATGTCTAACTCTGATCGGTGGATTAGCTCTAGGGACCTCCATTTTAAACCTGATCCCCTTGTTAGCTAAATACTTACGGATAATCTCATAGTCGTTCATTACTGAGCGTGTGTCTCTAGCCTCTCCCGAAGCATCGCCATGGATAATAATCTCATGCTTACCTGAGAAGTACCCAAGTGCGTCCCATTGCTCGATAATGTCTAGTGTTCTAAATCCATGGATCACTAACTCATCGAACACGTGGAAAGTATCCCGAGCTCTATCGTACTGATAAGCCACTGATGAGGCAGGCTTTCCCTCTCCAATGTTAAAGTCAAAGTTAAGTGTGATCGGTAAGTGATCTTGGATCTTGTAATCTTGAGTCTTAAGGTACTGCCTCTGAGAGTCGTAAGCATAATAGATCCTCTCTGCGTTGATATCTACCCATTCACCATAAAGCATCCTTCTAGCTTCTCTAGGATCTAAGTCTTTCTTAAGCTGGGAGATGTAGGCTTTATCTAAAAAGGGATTTTGCTCAGTCAGAGAATAGTAGACTCGTCTCGTCGGGCTCTCCTCTTGGATAAAGTACCGATGCGCCCAGTGTGCTGGAGAGTCTGGATTGGAGCAGCTCAAAATAAATCGCTCCTGCTGTGCAATGTGAGGAATACGACCGATACGAGCCTTAGCCTCAAAGTAAGCCTGCCTGTCCTCTTGATCGTTCTCTGTTAACTCCTCAAACCATGCAGCAGAGGCATTGATAGATCTCACTCGCTTGTACTTCTTATCTGCCCAAGTGTAAGGGATAAACTCGGACTTGTTAGATAACC